GGGTCGGAGTTGTCGGCCCCCGCAAGGGACGCAAATACTCGGGCATCGCGTTCAAGCACTACCACAAGCCCAAGCGCACATCAGTGGCGCAGCGTGATGTGATCGTGCCCGTGATCCCCAAGTTCTACGCTCATTTGGTCGAGCACGGAACCACTATCAGGATCTGGCGCAGTAGCAAAACGAAAAGAATCCCGGCTCGGCCATTCCTCAATCCGGCCCTGCATGCCAACGCGGGCTCGATCACGCAACTAATCAAGGAGTCGCTCGACATCCAGATCGAGAAACTCATCAAGAAGGGCAACATCATCGTCGACACGGGGGAGGTGCTCGGATGAGCGTGCTGGGCAAGGCATGCCGCACCTATCTCTCCGGTCGCACCGGATACGAGTCGACCGTGCCGGGCGGCATATCGCCCGAGATCGCCAATGTCGGCACGACGATGCCATATGTCGTCTATCAGACGATCACGACCCAGCCGCAGATGCTGCTGTCCGGCACGCCCGCGGTCATGACGGAGCGCGTGCAGGTCACGGTCGTCAGCAATACACGGGCCTCGGCGCAGGTCGTTGTCGACTGGATCAGGCAGCAGATACAAGCGAATCCGGGCCGACAGACGATCGGCTCAACGACGGTCCATCACTGGCGCATCGACGACACGGCCGACCAGTCCGAGGTCGTCAGTGATGGGGATGATGAGGCGACTCGGTTATCGACGATCGAGCTGGTCGGTGTGTACCAATAGGAGACTCTAGTTATGGCATATGTCGTCGGACCAAGCGCCACCGCGGCGTTCTGCACTATCGCCAACTCCACCACGGGCACGACCGCGTCGCTGTCGGGCCTCATTTCGATTGCTGCGAATGCCAGGTCGATGGCGTTCGCCGATGTGACCGCTCTGTCGGACACGACCCTGCAGCGCATCCCCGTGCGATCCGATCCCGGCACCGTGCAGCTCACGATATTTCTGGACGACACCGCGACGGCCAGCAACCTGTGGACGACACTAGACACTCGCCGCACCGCCAAGACGCGGACTCGGGTGACCATCGACTTGCCGGGAGCGAACATCGACGGCCTCCTGATATATGATGGATACATCAGCGAGATCAGCACGCCCGAGGTCGCGGCCTCGGATGAGGCACTGCGCTTCACGGTCACGCTGCAGCTCTCGGACAAGGATGTGTGACCATGGCACTGACTCGCGACCAGATCCTCGCGGCATCTCCGGCCCTGCGCGTCGAGCGCGTGCAGGTGCCCGAATGGGGCGGCGAGGTCTGCGTGAGGGAGATGACCGCTGGCGAGCGCGATCGCTGGGACGCCTGGCAGATCGAGCATACGGGCCCGGACAGGTTCAACGACTTGAGAGCCCGTCTGCTCGTCACGGTCCTCTGCGATGAGCAGGGAGCACGACTGTTCAGCGACGCCGACATCGAGCAGGTCAGCCGGATGCCGGCCTCGGTCGTGACGAGGATCTGGTCGATCGCTGTCGACCTCGCTGGCCTCTCAGGAGATCCGGAAAAAAAGTAGTCTCGGACCCGATCCGTCGGGTCAAGTTTCGGCTCGCCGCTCTGCTCGGCATGACTGTGGGGGAGCTCGAGATGCGAATGAGCGCCCGCGAATTGTCCGAATGGATCCAGCTCCTGCGAGTCGATCCATGGGGCGTCTATCGCAGCGACCTCCAGCACGCGCTCGCGGCATGGTCTCCACTCGCCGCGGCAGGCGGCAGGGCCAAGGTCGAGGACTTCCTGCCGCCGGATCGCAACGAGGACTGGCGCAACGCCAAGCCGGCCAGCATCGACGACCTCATCCGTGAGACGGGCGCCAAGATATTGAGGACCACCTGACATGGCCAATATCGCCAACATGGCGGTCAAGATCGGATTCGATGGTGCCGACGCGCTACGCGGATCCGCCCAGATTAGCGATGCCGTCCTCAAGGTCGCGACCGCCGCCGACAAGGCGGCCAAGTCCATGAACGCCCTCGACCTGCAGAAGTTCCACGATGCCGAGGCGACACGCGCCGCCCGCATGCTGATGACGGCCGCCGAGATCGAGAAGGACATCGCGCGCGAGAGACTGCAGGAACGCATGAAAGGGCTCAACGCCCTCGAAAAGCAGGAGTTGCTGGCATCCGAGAAACTGCGATCACGCCTCATGAAAATGTCGGCGGCGGACATCGAGCGTGAGATGGCGATGACGAGGAGGGCCGAACGCCTCAAGGGTCTCAACGCCCTGGAGCGCGAGGAGCTCATCGCTGCCGAGAAACTCAAGGCGCGTCTGGCCACCATGTCGGCGAGGGAGATCGAGAAGGACATCGCTGATCGCAGGATGCAGGAGCGCCTCAAGGGGCTGAACGCGCTCGAACGACAGGAGCTCATTGCGGCCGACAAGATCAAGCAAAAGCTCATGGGCATGTCGGCGAAGGACATCGAACGCGAGCTGGCCGCCAATAGGATGCGCGAACGCATGAAGGGATTGAACGCGCTCGAACGCGAGGAGCTCGTCGCTGCGGAGCGTCTGAAGGCCAAGCGCATGCGCATGTCGGCTGACGAGATCCGCAACGAGATCGCCGCCGAGCAGGCCAAGGCGGCGGCCGCCAGGCGATTCGATGGACTCAACGCCCTCGAGAAGCGGAAACTGATGCGCGATGACGCGACTCGAGCCAGACGCATGGGGATGACGGCGACACAGATCGAGCGTGAGATCCAGTCGGAGCAGACACGCGAACGCCTCAAAGGCATGAACGCCCTCGAGCGTCGTGAGTTCATCGAGGCTGAAAAGAAACGCCAGCGGCGCATGCGCATGTCGGCCGAGCAGATACAGGCTGAGATCGCCGCCGAGGAGAAGGCGCGGCAGGTCGCGCCCAAGCAAAGCCTGTTTGAACGCATCGGGATCAAGGGACTCGCCGATGCCAAGGCTGGCCTCGAGACGATCCGCGGCATTATGCAGACATTCGTGCTCGTGCCGGCGCAGGCCATGATCTCGATCATGCGCATGGGATCCGAGCTGCAGAACATGCAGACAATCGCGCGAGGACTCGAGACGCGTGTCGGTGGCGGTGCGGAGTCAATTGATCGCCTGCGCAGGATCTCGACAGGCACGGGCGCGCCGCTCGAGACGCTGAATAAGTCGATGCTGGAATTGTCGGCCTCGGGCATGAGCATCGAGGACGCGACGCGAGCTGTCGAGAAAACGGCCAACGCGATCACGGTCCTCGGTGGCACGGCCGAGGCCGCGGGTCTCGTCACGGGAGCGATCGGCTCCATGCGCGAGAGCGCCATGGCGAGCGAGGGACCGCTGCGCCAGTTGCAGGCATCCGGGCTGAATGTGTTCGGTGCCTTGCAGAAGGAGATCAGTCGAGCGACAGGCCAGGCAGTCTCGCTCGATGACGCGCTCACGATGTTGCGCGAGGGATCCATCCTGTCGAGCACGGCGATCCGGGCGATATTCACGGCGAGCGAGGACGCGGCGGGCGCCGCCCAGCAGATCGGCGACTCGTTCGGTGGACAATTGCAGAAGCTGTCGGCCGGATTCTCGGACATGTTGCGCGAGCTCGGTCAGCAAGCTTTGAAACTGTTCGAGCCCGAGAAGGCGTTCGCCGCATTGCGCGGCGTGTTCGATGGGATCATGGAGTCGGTGCGTGAGATCGCCGACGCATTCGCTCCCGTCCTCGATCCTGGCGAGAAGGGCAAGCAGCTCAAGGATCTATTCGAGTCCGGAAAGGAGGTCGGCAAGACCATCGGCAAGGCTCTGATCGAGGCGGCCGCGACATTCAGAGAGTTGATGACCGCGCTTCTACCCGATCTCAAGACAATCCTGAAGGAGATGCGCGGACTGACGCCAGGTCGGGCAGGACTGGCTGTCGCCAAGGGCGCGGCCGGGATCCCGTTCGAGTTCGGCAAGGACATCGGCATGCAGATCATGCGCGACATCGACAAGGGATTCGGCCTCGGTATCGCCCCGAATGGCAACCTCGCCCAGATCATCAATGAGACCGAGGTGCTCAAGGAAAAGCTCGGTGCCGGCAAGTTCGAGGGCGGCGCTGCGGCGATGGGAGACTTCGGCGCCGCGATCGAGGATGTCGATGATGTCACCGAGCAGTTCGTGGCTGACCTCATCCGACAGACAGAGGAGATGCGTCAGGCCAACCAGACTGTGGAGCGCCTGCGCAAGGAGGCGCTTAAGAGCTCGATGACCGACGCCGAGAAGTTCGCCGAGATGATCCAGGCGATCGACGTGAAACTCAAGCAGGCGAGCGCCGCCAGTGAGGGCCAGCAGGCGCTCCTGCGCGAGGCGCTCGGCCGGCAGGTCGGTGCGCAGATCCAATCGGCCATTCAGAAATTTCGATCGCAGCAGCAGGATCTCCCGAGCGCCCTGGTGGCCGGATCGGCGGCCGAGGTCGAGGCGCGCATCCGTGCCGAGCGCGGCATGCGCACGAACGAGGAGGAAGTGCTGGCCGCGCTCGACGAACAGACACGACAGGGACAGGAGCAGCTGCGCGCGCTCAACGAGCTGGTCGCCATCGCGGCGGCGAACGGCCGCGCGCCCGCGACGCTCGTGATGCCGAAATAGGAGCGAGTCGATGGCATACACGCTATTCTCCGAGGTGCATTCAGGCCGACAGGCGACTGTCGACGCCAAGTTCAACCGCACTTACCAGCGCGTATTTCTGGTGCGCACCGATGCCGCGACATATGGTCCCTATTACGCGGGCTCGCATCCGTCACTGCCCACGATATTCTCCGCGCATCCCGAGGACGCCCTGGCATATTGCCTGACGCTGGCGCCATCGCAGGATCAAGACGATCCGCTGCTCTGGCGAGTAGTCGCAACATATGGCTACAACCTGGACATGACGGCCTCGGGATCGGCGCCCTCGGGCATTCCCGCGGTCGACACTCAGCAGCAGGGCGTCTCGCCGGGATCACGCGTGCAGGCTCCCGGCTCTCGAGGTCGTGACTATC